ATGTGCTTGTATTTTTCTATCTTTTTCTCCTGTCCAAGTTCCATCATTTAATTCAATATCAGTTCCTGCAGCTATATCAATACCTCCATAAAATATTGCCTCACCTCCATTAGACATATCTACAGTAATAGCAGTTAAAGCTGACCCACCATCATTACCTTTAAGTACAAAATCGCCATCACTTTGATTTACTGTGACTTCAAAATTTCCCACGCTTCTTGCAAGAGTAGCTGTAAGCAATCCATCATCTTTAAAAGTAATAGAGCCACCATCTGCGTCTAAGTTTAAGTTTCCTACAACGTCAAAAGTAAAATCTCCAGAAGCATTACTAACAGTCGGTGCAGCACCTAATGCTATATTGTCTGAGCCATCTTCTACTACAGCTTTACTTGCAGGTAATGTACAAAATACATCTTTAGTTCCTGCAGAAAAATTAACTGCAGCGTCAGAATTAGAACTACTAATGACTGTAGTTCTCGCTAAGGTGTCTGGACTTGCGTCTGTTATAGTTCCTAAACCAACTTCAAACTCGTCTAGACTTTGATGAACGATAGCATAGTAAGTTGTATTGGAATTACCAATACCTGCAACAAATGACTCGAAACCTGTTTCAGCACCTGCTAGATTTACTGTGCCTGTTCCTGCAGTTGTTGTTGTTTCTTTAACTCTATCGTTAAGAACAAATGCCATTAAGCTATTCTAATAATTGCGTTTGAAGCGTCAGGTGTTGGAAATTGTATTGTAAAGTCACCATTGGTAGAACTTTTATCTCCACCAAAAGCTAATACACATACAGCTTTATTACTATTAGTGCTGTTATAAATTAAAGCACCATTAGCAGTTATTGTAGAACTACTAAAAGTTAAATCAGCAAAGTCAGTAAATGCAGTTGTTCCACTTGAAGTTGGAGTCACATTTGTTAATGCTCCTCCACCAGAAGAATAACCTGTACCAGAAACTTCATTAGTTGCTGAGAAAGCAGTTGTAGCTGCACCTAGTGTAGCCGAGCTTGTGTACAAAGCTAACTTAAAAGCATTACCACTACTGTTTGTAAAATTGTGCGTACCTGTCATAAGTTCAACTTTAAACGAAGTACACATTGCTTGAGAAATTGCCATTACAGCCTCCTTATAATTTCAGCCATATCTTTATGACCTTGTTTTTCTAATAAACCTGCGACTGTACTTCTATCACTAGCTACTGCTTGTTTTAGATAGTGCAGGATAAGTTGTTGTATAGAGTCCTTAAATGCTTCAGCTTGTGCCTTAACCATAGGGTCTGCTGTATCACTTATTGAAACTAACCTTTCAACAATTCTATCTGTCCAATACTCAGGACTTAAACCTTTATTTTCTGTTGTCTGTACTCCAACAGTACCTGTAGTTGTTTCTATATCAACTGTAAACATTATGTCCTCTTCTGTCTTAGCATACCTTCAGCATAGGTATCTATAGTATTATCTGCTTCCCCTAAATTCTTTAATCTAGATATAGCTTGAAAATATCTTTTTTCATACTCAGCTAACATATCTTGTGCTCCTTTCATATAAACATAGCCTTCTATTAAACAACCATATAACAAAGCATTAGTTGCATTTTCTGATAGCCATGTTGTTCCACCTTCTGCTCCTGCTGTAATAGAAGCAGGTTTATAAAAATAATGTAACTCAACTGTTAAATTTAAATTAGGTGTTGGTGCAACTATGAAACTATCATTGTCATAAAGAGCATAATGTTGTGGTGCTCCTGCTACTGTTCTATCTGGATATGCTTCTCTTATGTAATTAACATCACGAAAATATAAAAAGTTTTGAGATTGCCCATCTAAAACAGCTAAAGAAAAATTATCTAAAAAGTCTGAAGGTGTTGATAAATATTCATTACCTGCACTTAATTGACCTGTAACATTTTTTCTAAAGTTTGGAAGTTTTACAGATTTAACAATTCTTTCTTCAGCTTGTTTGATAATATCAGGAAGATTAGAAACAAAAGAAGTTTCGTTATTTTCTAAATAATTTTGTATTAAAGATTTTAATTCACTATATGTCATGGTGTATTTGCTTGTCCTCCCATACCACTATGATTGGTACAGTAATAATAAAGAGTAGGTGCTCCAACAGCTACAGTAATTTGAGTATATGCTCCTGCATTACCCGGTGTTCCATTTGTTGTCACACCTGTTGTATATTCACTTCCTCCTCCATGAGTTCCATCGGAAGTTGTAGAAAATCTTAATGGGTGAGTTCCATTACTAGCATTACCTTGGTCAAATCTATAAGTCTTACCTTCTTCTAAAGTTAATGTAGGCTGTCTTACAGAGTCAATATAATAACGATTACCTCCACCATAAGCTTGTACTGTAACTACATAGTTTGTTACAGCTAAAGCACTAACAGCATTTAAGCTTGTTGTTAATAAATTTTGTGTTAATTGAACTGCTACATTAGCCGGACTTGGTGAAGGACTAGGACTAGGACTAGGACTAGGACTAGGAGAAGGACTAGGTGCATTAGTTGTTGTAATTCTACTAAAGCCTATACCTCCTCTTATTACCATACCCGTGCTATTTAATGGATTAAATCCAAAATAAGTTGTTGAGGTCTTTTCGCCTGAGTCAGGTCTAGGATTAAACAAACCTATATTATCTGAAGTATCAACCTCTCCTACTCTATACTGAGGTTGGTCTGGGTCTATACAAGACGGACATATTCTACTACCTGTTTTTTTTTGGTCTTGTACTTCGTATTTTAAATCTCTTAATTTATAAGTGAAACCACATCTGTCACAGATACCAATTGCTTTTTTACCTGCTGCATATGCCATGTTTAATAACTATTAGTATTAGGTACAAATCTTATAGCAGCTCTTTCTCTATCTGCTTCTGATACTTCTTTCCATAATTCATCATACCTTTGCTTTATCATAGGTATGCGACTTTGTGATTGGTCATTCTTACAAGCTATGTTGTATGCCAAAGCGTAAGTTAAACATGGTAAGTATCTAGCAGGAACATCTGGATTTATACTTGCATTAACTCCTGCATCTTCAATTCTTTTTATGTAATCATATATTAAAGTATAAGTTTGTTGTGAGTCAGGTGTTGCCCAAATCCCTATCTTTAATGTTAATCCTTTATCAACATAGTATTGTGTTGGCTTAGATTGTAAAAGTTTTTTAGCTTGATGATTGTATTCAGTTCTACTTATTCTTGTAAGTCGTTGGTCAAATTGTTCTGATACATCTCCTGCATCAGTCCTTACTACAGCATCAACTATTTCTAATGCTGTACTATCTGCATCATATATATTAGTACCTGCAGTCAAAGTTATACTGCCTTGTTCTACTTTCCAAAGATTAAGTCCTTTGTTTTGCCATTCCAAAAAAATTAAATCCAATGCACGTTTTGCTGTGTTGTAGTCTCCACCTGACATTATAGATAAACCACAGAGGTCAAATGCCTCTTCCATAAGTTCTGTAATGTCTAAATTAAATCCGTAAGTTCCACTAGTCGCCATATCTAACTCTTATAACTGTTATGTCTCCTCGTTTTTCTTGGGTTACTATTTTTTGTTTTTTTTTACCAGACTTGTCAATCTGTTCACGCATATTAGTTCTAGCTATTGTCATCTGTACCTCGCTGTTTTTTTTGCAATGTTCTTTGGTTGTTTAACAAACTGTTTGCCTTTTTTAGTTCCTTTTCTTTTAGCTTTCGTTGTAGCTGCATACTCTGAAGAAGATAAAGCTTTAATTGCTTTTTCAGGAAGATAACGCTCTCCTGTTTTGCCTGAAGGTTTTCCAGACTTTGTTCTCCATTTTTGTTTAGTCCAATTTTTTAAAGACCTTTGTGATTTTTTTAAAGGCATTAAGACCCAACTTTCTTTTGTGCTTCTTTATGTGCTTGAGAAAAAGTCTTACCTTTTTTCATCATAGAAGTCATAGACTTCATATGTTTACTAGTATGATGTTTAGAATGTTTCTTCATTGTATCTTGTTGTCTCTTTGTTAAAGCAGAAACATCAGCTCCTTTTATTAAGACTTTTTTTGAAGATGCTTTTTTAGTTGGACCTCCATCTTTCATGTAGCCCATTTTATTTCTTACATCAGAAGGAAGTTTTTTTAATCCTGAATTGCTATCAGGTACTTCTCTAAGTTTCTTATTCATTTATATCCACCACCTTTTGCTTTATATTGTTTAGCTAACATCTGAGCTTTACGTGCAGACCATTGACCCGGCTTACCACCTTTACCACCTGCTTTAATTCTGTTGAATAAATTTTTACGCATAGTAGGTTTAGTATAGTTTCCTGCCTCATTGACTTTTGATTTTGATTTTTTTGCTCTACTCACCACTTCACCTTATCTGCCCAATAAGCTGCTGACATCTTACCTTTTTTAATATTCTTTGCATGACGAGCTTTGAAGGATTTTCGTTTTGCTTTCATTCTTGCAGACTCTCCTGCTTTAGGTTTACCTGCAGTCTTAGCACCTTTCTGTCCAAACCTAATGGTTTTTACTTTGCTACCTTCTTTGGCAACAACAATATGAGACTTCTTAGGGTGGCTAGGAGTACGCTTTGGTTTGTTATAACCTGATACTCCTGCTCTTTTTAAACGAGAGTCCTTCTTAGCTCCTGACATTATTTGCCTGTTTTACCACCACGGAACATTGCAGACATAGGTGCTTTCTTTTTCATAACTCCACCACCCATATAGGTTTGTGCAGTTTGTTTTTTCATCTTGCCACCATCGCCATACATTTGTGGCTGTTTCTTTTTCATCATTCCACCGGGCATAATTACCTCACTTTTTTGTAGTAGCTTTTTTCTTAGCTACGGGTTTTTTCTTAGTTGTTTTTTTCTTTGGTGTTTTTCCACCTACATATGCTTCATTTACATCAGGTGTTGAAGGGTCATCAGCCACATAGTGACCTTTTGTTGTTCTAGCTCTGACACCATTTAGTTCATCTGCTTTTCTTTGAGCATCAACTAAATCAGGGTCAGGTCCAAATACAACTTCAAAAATACCTTCATCATTTGCTTGTAAAACAAAATACTGTGGGGGAAAACCACTTGTAGAAATTATTGCTTTCTTACTTGCCATATTAACTCCTTAATACGTTTTTATCATTTCAAGAGTAACAGAATAGGTATCCCCATTACTAGCACCCTTAGTTGTGAAAAGAACGTCACCATTCTTTCCTGTTCCTGCATTATTAGGAATACCACCAAAATCCGAAAAGTCCATATGTCCATTACTACTTTCAGCTAACTCCATGATTAAAACATTAGCGTTAGCATTAAAAAATAATTGAACAGACATACCAACAATGGCATGGCTTACTCGTACTATTCTAACTCCGGAACAAGCTGTCCCTGCAGAGTTAGCAGATAAAGCAGAAACATCTACTTTAGCTACAGCACTTTCGCCCGTGCCATCACTTACATTGGTAAATTTCATAACACAGTTTCTGTCGCCATCTATAATAGTCTGGCTTGTGACTGCATCTGCCATAATTTACCTTTAACTTAAATTGTTGTTTTGGATATATAAGACTGTTGCCGTAGCAGCTCCGGTGGTTGCATCACCATTTGCTCCGGTAAAGTCGGCTAGAACTTGAATGTCAGATGTTCCAACATCAGTAGCTTCAGTATCTAAAGTACCTCTTGTTGTTGCAAGTGCTTTTACATTTTGTGCATTAATAAAAGCATTTCCGTCTGCTGCTGTACCAACTGATACAGTAGCTGCACCACCATCGTTATTAACGACAGTAACGTTTAATACGACATCAATAATTTGTGAATTAGCCGGTACAGTAGCTATTACTTGGTTTAAGTGACTTGCACCAATAATATCTACAACTGCAGATTGTGCCATAACAACTGAGCCGGTATTAGCGACATCAGTACCTACAGTAGTTCCGGTTGTGTCTTTGATAGTCCCTGCTTTAACAGGTCCTGAGAATGTTGTAGTTCCCATTATTCCCTCCTTAAAGGAAAAACTCTATCATCTTGGGTTGTCTGCTAGGTCAGTTGATAGAGAAGTTAATTAATCCTAGATGTAGAAAAAGGGAGGACCGAAGTCCTCCCTTAATTCTTAGCTTGACCCCGGAGAGCCGAAGATACCTAGAGGGTCTGATACTCCAAAGGAATATCTTTCTCTAGCCTTGTATCTAACGTTTCCTGTGTCAAAATCCCCGTCCATGCTTGTAGTCATTGGACTTCTTACAAAGTGCTTCATTCCGTCAGGAATGTCAGTAGTAATGAAGAAGGCATTAGGGTCAGTTAAATAATGATTAACTGAAAAACCTTCTGGAATAACGCCATTAGTTTTAATAGCGTTAATGTCATTATCTGCTGTTCCTACTCGGTAGTCACTTTGTAGCAGTCTAGTTGCTACAAACTGAAGAGCAGAAGGTATGATTAACTTTCTTGCTCTGGCAGCGATTTTCAGACCTCTTTCGTCTGTGTATCCACCGATTTGAATAATTGCATCTTCTAAAGATACTTCGTTCAAATCAGCACCTGTGGCAGGTCTATTACTATTTGTACCACCATTAACTAATGGGTGTGCTGTACTAAATAAAGTTACACCATCACCACCATTAAACGAAGTGAAACCATTGTTCAAAGGAACAACACTTTTTACTTGTTTGGTGTAAGCCATAGCTCTAGCTAAGGCTTTAGTGTATCTAGCTGAAAGCGAAACATAGAGGTTATCCTCCATTGCTTCTTCAGTTATAGCATATCCCATTGCAATAGTTTCGTGAGTGTAACGAGCTACAAAAGATTCTTGAGCTGTGTCATAACTGATAGCAGCACCCTCATCTTTTACAGGAGCAGCTCCGAAACCTGATAACTTTAACTCTTCCTCGAAACTTCTTTCAGAGTTTTCAGTCACGTAGATATCTTCGTGCTCATTTTCGTAGTTGTTGTACTCTTCGCCAAATAATGCGTTAAGACCCGGTAGGAGCTGTTTAAGCTCATTTGCTCTTGATATAGCAGCCATAATTTATTCTCCTTATCCGATACCCGTTGCATTAAGCAACTGATGTCCTACGTTAAACATTACAAGTACATCTGTTTTTGCATCACCAATTGTACTATCAGGACCATCGACAAAGTCGATAATCTTCAAAGGTAGTGTATTGGTAGTGTTAGCTGTACTCCCGTCTACTGCATTTTTGCTTGTGCCAATAGAAGTAGACCCTGCAGTTTGTATAACTGCTACGTTCTTGCCTAAGTCATCTTGGTCTAAAGCCTCGTCTGATTGCATTTGCATAATCAGAAAAGGGTCAGAAGCAACATATGCCATAATATCATCGGCTGCTGTATTAGCAGGATAATATTGATTAAAAGTAGTTTGACCGGTTGAGGGGTCAGTATATGAACAACCTAAGAATACACCAATAGGAGTCAAGGAAGTAGTTCCTGTATCCTTTTGGATTGTAGTGTTTGGGTTGTTGTCTGCCCACTTAACAAAGTCACCATAAAAAATATCAGTAGCAAAGCCATTGTTAATTTTATAGTGAGTAATCTTTGCATTGTAAGCACACGATACTAACGACCCCATTGGTCTTGCACCCATAGGTGAAGCTGTTGAAGCCATAATTATTTACTCCTCTGCAAATAGTTGCAGAAAAAAATTATTAATTAAAAGACTCTATGAGTCTTTACCAAAAGTCGTTTTTGATTTGCGTTCGTAAACTTGTTTAGTTGCCATTCTACTATCTTGGTCTTTGAAGTAAGTGTTATCAACAGTTTCAACCTGTTGTTGTGCCATATCTGAAAAATGCTTTTCACGTGCTTTTGCTCGTTCTTCAGGCATTTTGCATAATAGCAATCCACCAACTTCTATATTACCTTTTGCTGCCCATTCTGAATTATGGTCTTGCATATGTATCTGTAGTTCTGGGTGGTCTTCTAAACGACAAGGTGACCAACCATCTCGAAAACTTTTAGATACATTAGGGTTGTCTGAATTTCCAACTAAGGAAGTTCTTACCCATCTGAAAACCCACCCTTCTTGTGGGTCTGGGTCAGGTAGATTGGCTGTGTTTTCCCAATTCTGATAACGTTGGGTAGCCTCTCGGCTATCTAATCCCCTAGGGGAACGCTCTTGGTCAGAGGAGTTCACAGAACTTTCCTCCACTTCATTTTCATTTGATGTGTTATCTTGCTCTGTCATACTTGCTCCTTTAATAATTGATTTGCATACTGCTCCGGACTTATACCAAGTTGTCGAGCTATCTTAACTTGAGTCTGGGTCAGACGTACTTGCGAGGGTTTAGAGTTTCCGGTGTTCCTCGTGGCACCGGCAACAACTGTTTGAGGTTGTTTATCTTTTGTTTCAACTACTTCTTCCGAAGCTGTTTGTTGAATACCAAAAAAATTCGGGAACTTATTACGCATTTCTTTATCTACTTCTGCATAATACTTCTCTGCTTCCTTAGCAGGGTCTATGCCATTAGTTCTTAATGCGTTGTCAACATACATAGCATATGATGACATTTCTTTGTGGATTGGCTCAGTACCCATAAACCATGGGTTTTTAGCTGCCCACCTTTGTAAATCTTCATCTATTTGTTGAGGTTGTTGTTCAGGTGTTTCCTCAACCGGCAAGTCATTAAGTATTTGTGTTTGTACTTGCTGAGACATATTGTTAGCTGTTTGCTCTGCAAGAACTGCTTTAGAAAGTTGTTCTTGAGCTTCAGCCATTTTGTCTGCATCACCTGCTTCATAAGCTGTCTTATACATTGCTTGTGCATTTTGTTTTGCCCACAAAGCATTGTTAGCTGCTTGTTTGTTTAATACTTCTCCACCTTGGTCTACTAAAGCTTGTAGCTTTTTATTCTCGTCAATAAGAGAAGACAGTCTTTGTATTGCTTCTTGAGACTCTCTAGTAGCTTGTTCTTTAGCTCTACGCTCCTCATGGTAATCGTATTTTAATTTATTAATTCTGTCACCGGCTCTCTTAGAGTAATCGGTTATCTCAGCATCTAGCGTGTCATCATCAACTTCTACTTCTGCAACGCTTTCATCTCGTGGAGGTCGTCTATCTTCTGCAGGAACATCATCTATAATCTCAACAGATAAATCTTCTGGAACTGTATTATCAACTTCCATTGTTTTGCCAAAGAATTTTTCTTCTTCAGACGTGGTAGGTTGACTATCTATAATCGGCTCTTCATTTATGATTTCAGTATTACTCATGCTCTTACTACTCCTGTTGGGTCATCAACGACTGCTTCCACAGTATCGTCATTAATTAAACGAAACTCTTGTCCATACATGACCATACGAGTACCTGAGTAGGCTCTAAAGATTACCCAATCTCCTTTTTGACACCAAGGTCCTGAAGGAAATCTTTGTTTATCTTTATAAGCTTCAGGTCCAATCTTTAAGACATATCCACATATATTAGATACTTCTTCGTCTTTGATTGTTTGTGAGGCTTTGATAATACCACCTTCCGTCTTTTCATCTGCTTGTGGCATAGCTACTAATATCTTCCAACCCTTAGGGTCAGGTAGCTGTGTCTTAACATCTTCATTTACGGGTGGAGCTTTTACACTCTCTGGGTCTGGGATATTTTCTAGTTTTACTTCACTCATATATTTGCACGACTTTAGGAGTCGAGTACCTATTCACGTTCTTCATGTCTTTTCTTCCAATCCGACATCTCACGCTCTGCGAGGGATAACCCCTCGATAATTCCACATAATCTTTTATAGTCAGGGTAATCTTTTAGATTGCCTGTTGCTATATGTTGTTCATGCTCCCTAACGATATCATTTAGCCTTCTCTTTAAAAACTGTGAAAGTGATTGCTCTTTGACATCATTACTCATTCTTATTGACATCTTCGACTATTTGTCTAGCTATGTCAATACCTTTTTGGAAATCCTCTCTTGCTTCAGACTTTCTGCTTTCTTCAACGTCTAGCAAATCACTAGCAACTTGCTGTCCTATTTTAGCTCCGGCTATTTGTTCTTGAGATTGAATTCTTTCTCTTTCAATTTCATCTCTGTTTATTGCTTTCTCTGCATCAAGTTGTAGCCTTGCAGAACTCTCTGCAATCTTTCTTTGCATATCAGCTTCTTTAATTGCAATCTCTCTATCTTTCATTTGCAGTAATGGGTCTTGCTGTTGTTGTGCAATTCTTTCTTGTTGCTCTTTAGCTTGTGAAGTTATAGCAACTCTTTGTGCAGCTTCAGCTACTAACTCAGATATACGCTTCTCAACATCTGGTGGAATAGGCTGACCCTCTGGTGGTAGCTCAATACCCATTTCTCTTTCTACTTGTTTTCTAAACTTCATAGTTAAATGCTGATTAACATATGCTGAGGCATTAGCCACAATGCTTTGTGCATTAGGACTTTGCTCAATACTTGCAGCAACCTCAGGATTTTGTTGAGCTGCAACAATAGTTTCAATATGAGCGTCATGGTCTTGAAACGGAAATGCTTTGACCGGTTGACCATTAATTAAATTCTGTACTGCAGTCACAGGGTCTACAGGTTTAATATCATCTGTATCAGGTATGATATCTTCTACGTTTCTTATGCCAAGTGTTTCGAGCATTTGTCTGTGTAGCTCAGGCATATTATAAATCTGTGGAGCTGTAGTAGCTAACTGCATTGCAGCTTGATACTGCATAATTCTTTGTGCCATGGTTGAAGCATTAGGGTCAGAGACCGGTAGTACATCTACTCTTTCATCAAAGTCCTCTACCTTTATAAACTCTTCTTCGTCCATCTCATATGGGTAAGAAGGCTCAGTAAAGTCTTTTACAATGCCAACTAAAATTTCAAACTCTTTTCTCATAGAAGCATGAAGTCTTGCTTGTACTGCTGACATAACTTTCATGTTTCTTTCTAACAAAGCTAAGGTAGTTCCAACCGGAGCTTGATTATTCATGTCAGATACTTTCATATCATTCATACTTGCAAACCTTCTACCTTCTTCAACTATATTTTGTAGTAATTGATACAGCGTTTGAGAAGGCTCTTTGTATGGTAAGAAAGTAATGTTATCTCTAATTGCACCACCGGGGACATCAACATCTCTAAACTCTCCGGGCATGATAGGAGTATCATCTCCTTTAACTCTTAAGCCTCTAGCTTTTAAACCACCCGGCAAGTTAGATAAAGTACCGGCATCAACCAACTGTCTTAGTATTGAAGTTGCTGACTTAGCTAAACCACCTACCATGTGTATTAAACCAAAGCCATAAAATCCTAGACCCGGCAAGTATTGATAGTGTACGAAGTGCATACGTCTTAGTTTTTTAGGGTCATTCTCGTAATAGTTTCTTCTAATACTAAGTATTGTTCCACTTGGAAAATCTATTGTGACTACATAAGGTAAAGCTATTCCGGTTTTTTCACCATTAGCCATGTCTTCAAACCCTTCTAAATCAAGGTCTACCTGCATTTCTAAAAGAGTATGCCTATCATCAAAGTTGTAAGTATTGCTCTCGCCTGTCATCTCGTCATACTTCTTGCGTATATCAGATTGATTATCAGACGGCTCAGGTATATCTATGTCACGATAAAATCCTGCTACCTGACTCTTTCTAATTTCATTGGTAGACTTGTGCATTACATGAGTTGCACGTTGACAAGTTTCTAAATCACTTGCTCCATAATTAACTACTACATCTTCAGCCGGAACAAATAAAGAAGCAGGTCTTTCTAAGTTCGGGTCATAATAAACTTTTCTAAAAGCAGAGCCGGCAAGTGGCAAAGAGAATAACATCTTTTCTGTTTCTGTCCTGTATTCTGACATCTGATATGTCAACAAGAAGTTCAGATAATCTTGTACTCGACCTGCTTGTTTGGTTTTATCTTCTGTTATCTTTCCAACAATCTTTGTTCTTACAGGTCCTTGTGCCGGAAACATCTCAGCAATAGATTGCGATTGAAACCTTATTACTGCTTCACTTAGCATAGGGTGAAATACTCCACAAGCTCCTGCCCATGGTGTAGTTCTTTCCTCTATCTTCAAACCTAATTGGTCTAAACCTTTTACATAAGTTTCTTCCCAATCAGAACGTGAGTCTTTGTCTGCTTGATATTGGGAAATCAAATCACCACCCAAGACATTCAAGTCATCTTCTGACATCAAGTCTGCGAGGTTTGCATTAAAACCAGATTGAATTACATTTTCAGACTCAGGGTCAAAGTCAATAATCATTCCTCCGTCCTCCGTAGCTATTGCCACGGAGTCAGGATTATCTATGGAGATTGATAACTCTTCCTGTTCTGGAAGTTCGTCCGTACCCTCGATAGGGGTAGCCGGAGTATTTCTTTCTATTGCCACTTAGTACCTCAGTAATAGTCTGCGACTTTATTATGTTCTAAAGGCTCATCTTCCTCGTCACTCTCTAAAGGAATAAACCCACCTTGTCTAAATCTTAGTAATGCTTGTGTACTGCTATCAACTAAATCATCATGTTCCATATTAGGAAACCCTGCGAATTGTTCTATCACTTCTTCTCCCCACCTTGTTTCAGGACACCATACTACACCAGAACTGAATAAATCTGAAACAGCATTTACTCTTGAAATCTTATCGTTACCTCTGCTAGGTGTGTATTCTTGTACCGGAATACCTATGGCACGTAGCTCAAATATCAGAGGCATACCTGCAGCCTTAGCCTCAACTATAAAAGCATCAGGTTTATATTCATTGTATTTATCTTGAGCCTTTCGTTTTAACTCAGGAAACTCTAGTCTTTCTTGGTAAGCGTCTAACAAAATAAGATTAGGTACAAACTTACCTTCATCATCTTCGTTGTAGAAAACACCCCAAGTAGTACAGGCAGAGAAGTCAGCTCTTTGATTTTTCATAAAAGCTGTATCCCAAGACTGAATAATAAACTCGCAATCCGGTGGGTTTCTACCTTCCCACACATTCCACCATTCCCTTTTTATCAAAGCACCTTCTTCGGAGGTAGGGTCTTGTTGGTATTGTGATTGCCATTTGCTATTAGGTAGCTCTGCTTTCAAAGCAGTTAATTCATCAAGCGACCAAAACTCTTCCCATAAAGGATTACCTGAAGGCAAGATAGCAGGGAGTTCTATTACTTCCCATTGGTCTGCACCACCACGTTTAATACTTGCGTCAACAACTTGACCGGTTAAATCCCTTTGATGCCATCTTGTCATTACCATAATGATAGAGCCATTCGGTTGCAAACGTTGTCTTGGTCCTGAGGTATACCACTCATAGGTACGATTAAAAACATTAACATCGCCACTCGCACCTTCTTGTTCAGAGTGTGGGTCATCAATAATCAATAGGTCAGCACCTTTACCGGTTACAGCACCACCAACACCTATCGCAAAGTATTCGCCACCTTTATTGGTATTCCAACGTCCGGCAGCTTTACTATCTGATTGCAAACTGATATCAGGGTAGATAGCTTTATAGTCTTTACTGTTAACTAAGTTTCTTACCTTCCTACCAAAACCGACAGCTAACTCTGCAGTATGGGCAGTCTGAATTATCTTCTTATCAGGGTATTGCCCTAGAAACCACGCAGGAAGCAAATAAGAGGCGAACTCACTCTTGGTATGTCTAGGAGGCATATTAACAATTAAACGCTTTAAATCGCCTCTAGCGACCTTCTCGAACGCTTCAGCCATTATCTCGTGATGTTTACCATGAATAAACGCTGACCACATCTCTCCAACAAAATTCATAAAATTGTTTTGAGATAGCTCACGTTTCTTCGCAGACTCTAACTCCTCAAGCAAATCAAGAAGCTCTAACTTACTATCAGAGTCTAAATTCTTCACTTGATTTAATATATTCATAAACAATCCATAGTATCTACTAGGTAAGTATCTACTTATTAAAAAAACTTAATGGGTATATATACCACTTGGTATATACTATATAGGAGGTATATCTACTGCTAGACTTTAACATAATATACCCTCTTCACATTCAACGCAATAACTTATTAAAAAAAAATATACTATGGGGGGTATGGGACTCCTACCCTTAATCCACATTCGATTATATATATCAAACAAAAAAAGCTATCACTTTGCTATATAATAGGGGGGGTCTACCAAAGTTGGGTATCGAATGAGTGAATCACTATGTATAGAGTGACAAGCAAGTTGCCAATTACTCAACGGGGGTGTGGGTCGCCTAGATTTTTCACTTTGATTTTGCTCAAGTGGTACCTATCTTTCCCAATTACTGGGTACAGGTTAATTCAATATGATCTGGGAATTCAGATGATGATAGCGAAATGAAATCTCTTATTAGTGGTGGTCGTCTACGACTTCGTTCTCTAACAGTCTGAGTATCTCTGCCTCAATTGTTGAGGAGTCTCTCTGTTCTTTTACTTCGACTGTATCGGTAAACATACCGGAAGTTTTTCCTAGTAGTTCCAAAGACCTAACTCTACTTGCCGGAGTAGAGTCCTCGTTGTCTCCTCTACTCTCTGCATGGAGCCTTTCTAAAACATAACTCCTCGTACGGATAGAGGAAGCTACTACTCCCTCCTCTCGCTTACTGATAGCACGTTGTATGCTTAGGGAAATCTTAGGGTTAGCTAACATCTTACTCGCTTCTACATTTACCCATTTAGGAATGGAGCCGTTCTTGTTTAACTTCACGTCATAAACTTTTGCGTATGCTTCTTTGTAAGTTGTTTTACCTTTTACTATCTCTTCAATGAAGGCTCTCTGTTTAGGAGTAAGGTCTGTTTCTGGTTTCGGTTTCGTGCCGACTATTTTTAGGTCTGGTTTTTTCTCATCACTCATACAAAACATTTTACCGGTAAACCTTTTCCCACGTAATGACCACAGACTGATAGCTAAATAGAGGTACATTTAAGGGTATGTTTTGCTATAATCCACTTATGGCAATGACGTTTTTCAGTACCCAAAAATCAAGCAAGGACTTGAGGCTCAAACTCGTCATAATTTTCGAGGAGGTGTTCACACAGAAGTAGTTTTAATTTTTTATCGGTAGTCTATTTGTACAGACTCCGTGAAGGTCGTCCTAGTATTCTTTATAACCCAAAAACTAGGTCAGGTCGTGATGATAGATTGGTGGAACAATTTTAGCCGTACCTCAAACACCCTTACCTAACCGGTATATGGAGTATTGAAACAGATACGAAACCGGTAGGTCTTGAAAGCAAAGTGACAGCAATTGCTCCAACAAGACCGAGTCTTGATGTTAAATAAACAGACCCTAAATAATTTTCTTTGCGACAGTAATTCCTAACCAAACTATTTGAAGGGGATAGCGTTTTGTTATCCCTTTCAAATTTCTAACTGTCACTAGGTGTGTGCCTAGTCTGAATGAAGCGAAAGCAGAAACAGTTAACTTAATATATTTCTTAGGAGGAAATATGAATATACAAATGACAGACGTTCATGTCTCTAAACTGAACAGACGTAATAGAAAAAGACCTATTGCGAAATTTAAACTTAACAAGTTCGAAGCAGAAGTTGTTACAAAAAAGGAGGTGTACTAATGAGTGCAAAAGATAAAACATATACTCCCTCAGAAGTCCTTGAGACTATGTTGGAAATCAAAGACTTGAAGAGTGAAGACGGAACAGAATTAGTTCCTTGTTTACTTGGAGGAGTTGGTATCGGTAAGTCATCACTTGTCGAACAATATGCGAAGACTCTCGCTAATGGTAGAAAGCTTGTCTACGGAAAAATAAATCCGAGTGAAGACGAGTTCTCTCTCATTGATTTGAGAATTGCAGACTTGGAGCCGGAAGACACACGAGGTGTTCCTATAGTTGATATGGTCGAAGGAGAGCCGGTACAAAAACTTGCTCAGTTACAAAACTTACCGGTATCAGGTAATGGAGTTCTGTTCCTTGACGAGTTCGCACAAGCTACTCCGGAAATGCAAAAGATTGCCGGACGTGGTGTACGTGAGAGGATAATTGGCGAGACTAAAATTGCCGAGGGTTTCAAAATTGTCTTAGCCGGTAATAGGCAAACGGACAGAGCCGGAGCCAATTCTATTCTCTCTCACTTGCTAGACCGAGTGATTGAAATGCACGTGGAAGGCGACACTAATTCTTGGTTGGCTTGGGCGACTAAGAATAACGTACACCCTCTCGTGACTTCGTTCATAAACTACCAGCCTCAGTTCTTAAATAACTTTGACCCTAAGTTGAAAGAGAGTCAGAGTTCCTCAAGGACTTGGGCAATGGCTAGTCCGATAGTTCGTAAGTTTGAGAATGACTTAACGAATATAATCTTCGGCAAGTTAATGAGTGGTTGTGTCGGCTCAGAGAGTACGTCTGAGTTCTTAACGTTCGTTAACCTCATGCAAAATGTCCCGTCCCTTGACGACATTGTGAGTGGCGAGGACGTGGAAGTTCCGGAAGGAGTTGGTCTTCAATATGCGACTTGCTGTGGACTCGTTAAGGTCTTGTCTGAGTGCAAGGACAAGGACTTAGTTTCCTATTGGGAAAATGCTCTCAAGTATGTTGAGAAATTCCCAACGGCTGAGTTCGGTATCTACTTCGTTCGCTCTTGTGTTGGAGCAAGACCGGAGTTGGAGAAGAGCAAGGCGTTCGGTCAATTCCGTGTGGATAATCAAAACCTAATTCTGTAGGTCTTGATTTGTTTGGTAGTGAGAGAAATATTTTACTAGTAAAGTATTTTCTCTCGCTCCCATAAACTGATAACCGAGTGTGACTCGGTCTGATGAGTACAAGAGTACGAAATCAGTTTATTAAATTTTTTATTTCATGGAGGTATATATGAATAAAAATAAAACGTTAGAGTCTGTCTTTTCAGACTCGTTTGTTAAGGTGGTCTTTCGCAGAGGTTTACCCTCTGACCAAAAGGTCAATCCTAGGAGCAAGAAGGAGTTAGCAAAGTTGTTTGACTCTGACCCTTCTATGCACACAGCTTCGGATTATTTGTTTCCGGAGAAAATCAATTCCTATTTTAGGAAATACTTTGTAGCGTTTGAGACGACTGTGTTTAAGCCGTTGTCTTATCCTTGGTCGGACGGAGATACTAACTCTTCACAATGGAGAATTATTCCTAACGACAAAGTGACTCAGTTAGAGAAACTCTACAAGCAACACAAGGCAATGTTTGAAAAAGCAGTTGACTCGTTTTGTTCAAATTATGATTGGCATATTGAAAATGCCAAGAAGAAATTGGGCGAAGCTTTCGACATCAATAACTATGATGATGTAGAAACTTTCAGAGCGAAGTGCAAATTTGAAATACAGTTTGGAGCCTTCGAGTCTGTGTCATTTTCTAATGACGCTAGAGTTCAATTGTCAGCCGAGCAACGTTCAATGATTGAGAGTCAAGTTGCGAGTAATTTCAAAGATACTCACAACATGATTGCCAAAGAGCAAATAGCCGGACTGACTGAGGCTCTAGACAATGTCTTAGTTGCAATGGAAAAGGAAGGCAACAAAGGGTCGTTCTTTAAACGTGCAGTCTTTGATAACCTCAAGGCTAAAGTTGAGGACGCTCAGAGTATCAACGACAAGCTTCTTAACAGTAAGAAATTGTCCGGTGTGATATCTCAAGTGACTGCGACCTTAACCAAAGTATCAAACGGCATAGAGTCTCTCAAAGGCAAGGACGACCTTGCAGTTGAAAACCGAGAGTCTATGAAAGAAGAAATAACTACAGCGAAGAAAAGTCTCAACGACTCTATCTTCGGTGGACTAATGGGAGGCGACAATGAGTGAGTACAACGTTGCACAAAGACGACCTGAGTATATGGGTCAAACGGCAGAGCAAGTCATAACAAAAGCTAAGTCACAGTTAATGGACTCAGCTACCGGCATGACTTCTATTCTCTTAGGACTTGACCTCATAGAGGACGAGTCCATTGGGACAATGGCTACGGACGGCAAGAGTATTATTTACTCTCCGGATTTCACTTTGTCTATGAAGTTCGAGCAAATAAAAGGAGTACTTATTCACGAGTCACTTCACGTTGTTTGGGGACATCATATTCGAAGGTGTGAAGGTGGTCTTGAAAGACACCCTAAGCTTTGGAACATTGCTACTGACTATGCAATCAATTCATACATTGTGTATGACTTGAATTTAGATTTACCGGAAGGTGGTCTACTTGATAGGAAGTATCAGTCATGGTCGGCTAATGCAATCTATGACTTCTTGTATGCGAATGACGAGGAGTTGGAGAAGGCAAAGTCTCAGGTTGAGAAAGGACTAGGTCAAGAGTCAGACGAGCAAGGCGAGTCTGAGCAAGACGAGTCTGAGTCAGGCGAGGGCGAAGGTCAGGGTCAGGGTCAGGGTCAGGGCGAAAGTCAGGACGAGGACGAGGACGAAGCCGAAGGACAAATGTCCGGACAAGGTGGAGTCAATCTTGACGACTTGCCTCAGCCGGTTGGTGGTGTCATTGACTTGAAGGACGAAGACGGACAAGACCTCACTCCTCAAGAAATTCGAGAGGAGCAAACGAGACTTGACCAACAAGTTCTCATGGCAGATAAACTTGAAGGAATGAAAGGAGACTCAGGCAACGTTGACTACCTTGGAGGCAGAGCCGGAGAAATCAAAAGACCTCAGGTTGCATGGAATGATTACTTGAGAGAGATACTAACCTCTCGTAAATCCAACAAGAGGTCTTACGCTCGACTCAATAAAAAGTATCAACACTCCGGACTAATCTTGCCGTCAAAGAAACGTGAGAACGAAATAAAAAACGTTGTCATTCTCAATGACGTATCAGGCAGTACCGAATGGTGTCGTGATGAATTCATTACAGAAACCATGACGTTGCTTGAGGAGTTTGCAGTTGAGAAACTGTGGGTCGGAAGGTATGCCTCTAACCATTTTAGAAATGAGCAAGGAGAATACTTCGACTTGTTCGACACGACTCAAGGAGACTGTATGCCGGACAAGGATACGTTCCCATGTCATGGCTCCGGTGGTACTTATGGTGTTGCCGGTTTCAATGCTTTCCTTTCTAAGCTTGAAGAGAGAGACGAGGTCGACTTGCTCATTCACTTCTCGGACGGAGAGGACGAGTTTGAAATGGAAGACTTGGACGAGCCAATGCCTGATAACTTACCGGTTATTCATGTCTTTACTGTTGAAGGTTACTATGGATTTTCTAATCCAAAAAAGGATATGCCTTTTGGCGAGAGGGTGTTCATTAAGTGAACACCTTTTCCCCGAAAGTTTTACACCATGTGTAACAGTTTGTGTTTCGTGACCCTTGTAGAGAAAGTATTTACTAGTAAATATTTTCTCTAATGTTAGTCACGGGACGCAAATTTTCACCTCTAAAAAAACTGATAATCAAGTGTGTGCTTGGTCTGAATGATTACAAAAGTATGAAATCAGTTTATTAACTTAATCTTTATAGGAGGTACTATGGAAGATTTAAAACTACAGTTGTGGTTAGCCAAAGAAGGAATGTTTACAGAGGTTTGTAAGCATGACGACCACACAAAATGGGACGTTTCTTTTTTAAGAAGTGTCAGACATCAATTAGACATGAAGGGTAACTTGTCCGAGAAACAATGGACTATGGTTGCGAAGATACGAGACAAAGTTCTTGCTCCTCCAAAACCTAAAGAGACTATTCAAGTCAATGAGATAAGCAAAGTGTTGGAGTTCCTAAACAGAGTTCCTAACTTTTCATCTATCAGAGTTGCTATGTCAGTTCCGATTGCCGGAGGTAGTTCCGGAAATGCTGATTGGTTTCTGAAGATGTACATTGCTACTGACAAGTCAAAGTTTGAAGGTCAGTTGCAGTTGCTCGTCAGTTGTGACCCTGACTTTCAATATGGCAAAGAGTATCTTGGTAGAGTGGACTTGAACGGATTGTTCTTTCCTCACTTTAGATACTCTAATGTTCAGTTGGACTTTGAGAAACAAGCAATCAAAGACGAAGCAGTCAATACTCTAAATGCAATTGCCCTTGACCCTGAGAAAGTTGTCCGAGAGTTCGGACAGTTGACCGGTCAATGTTCTTTCTGCAAGAGGAGATTGTCTGACGATATCTCGAAAGCGTACGGATATGGAAAGCATTGTGCTAAGAAGTATCAGTTAACGTATCCGACTAAAAAACAATTTGAAATGCAAGGAGGTGTAGCATGACAAAAGTTAAAGAAGAAATGTTATATATAGATGAACGTATAGTTCTGAAAGATATAGTCAACGACTTGCTATTGGCAGTTGATGTGATTAAGAGGACAAGCAGACAATTGTCTATTCGAGTAGATAGTGTCACAAGACTAGACGCTATAAGTCTAGATGAGGTTGAGTCTATTCGAGATTATCTTGACTCTATTCTTAGGTTGTCCGTGGAAAGCGTTGACGACTTTCAACAAGGAGCCGAACATTTATCAGACTTGGTTGTTGCTATCAAAGACAACAGAAAGTCCGGAGGTGGAGCATGAGT